ACGCTGGCGCAGCAGTTCACCGTGGACATTCTGTACGGCTGCGGCATTCTGCGGAATTCGTCGGGCGTGCAGGTGAATACGTAGCAAACGAACACTTACCGCAGAGACGTTGGAAAAAGCAAGAATCAAAGTCAAAACCGAAGGACGCTGAGGTGGCAGAGGACGCGGGGAGTGAGGCTCCGGGGTCTCAGTGTCGTAATAGCTTCGGTGCGGGAATCTTCGCGGCGCGAGGCTTTTCGGCGGTTAGTAATGTAGACGGATCGAGGAACTTGCGGGATTGCGGATCGCTCCCTCACGGCCGCGGCTCAGCAACGATGGGTCGCGGCCCGGTAAGTGCTTCCGCAACTTCCTCATCGTGAAAAACGCCGGACCGCTCGCTTGCGGTCGCGGCTCATTATCAAGAGGAGAGTCGAATGGATGTGAAGACGTATTACCAGAGGATCCGGGCGATGGAAGCGACGATAACCACTCCGTTCGCAGTGGTGAGCAGCCTGGGGACGGACGACGGCGGCAAGAAGGGCGTACTGGTGGAGGTGCCGCGGCACCTGGCAGCCAAGATGATCGTGGAAGGGTCCGCGGAAATGGCACAGGCAGACCAGGCGGCGGCATTCCTGCAAGCGCAGGAAGCGGCGTATAGGGCCGCGCAGGACGCTGCAACAGCAGCCAAACTGGAAGTCACGATGGTATCGTCCGACGAATTGAAGAGATTGACGGACGACATGAAGAAGCTGAAGGGCGGAGCCAGAACCGCCAGGGATTAGGCAGACATATGGCTCTGTTTACGGACGGTCTTATGTCAGGCATGGAAGACCTGACGGCGCAGGACACACAATTATCGAATGTGGCAAACGTCGAGGGTATCGACGTGACTCAGAAGCTGGCTCTGGCGCAGGAAGAACTCGCGCTCGAAATCAGCACACTGCTGAGCGGGTCCAGAGGCGCAGAGCAGGCATTCTGGCTAAACGCGCGACCGCAGATCGACAACGTGGTGGTGACACCCGCGCTCAAGCTCTGGCACACATTCCGTGCTTTGGAGTTGGTTTACGGAGATGCGTACTCGAGTCAATTGAACGATCGGTACGCGGCGAAGCGAGGCCAGTTTCACGAGCGGTCCCGATGGGCATACGAGCGGCTGTTGCTGATGGGGATCGGAATTGCGTGGTCTCCGGTCCCGCGCCCCAAACAACCCCAGGTAGTCAGCGCGGGCGGCAGCCTGCCCAATAGCACCTATTATGTGTCGATGACTTGGGTCAATGGAAAAGGAGAAGAAGGCGCACCATCGACACCGACGACCATTACAACGGCAGGCAGCACGCTTTTGGTAGAGCCAACCGCGGCGCCGGCAGGCGCTACGGGCTGGAATGTATATGTTGGCAGCGATCCAGACGCGTTGTCACGGCAAAACGCATCGCCGATAGCAGTTTCGCAGACGTGGGTGCAGCCGAATACGATTGCGGGCGGTGGGACTGGACCAGGCTGGGGGCAATCGCCCAACTGCCTGATGCCTTTGCCGCGCGTTATTTTGAGGGGTTAATGACGACAACAATCGGAAGCCTGATTACGGGCCAAACGATAGAGCTTCTCACGGGGGCAAGCGGCGTCAATTCCTATTTAAGCGACTCCCTACAAGATAACGGGCAGCCGCTGATTCCGCTAAACCGTGCCCAGGTGCGGGCACAGAACGCAGCGCCGGACATTGCCGATCAGAGCAACACCATGCAGTACCCCGCGGTAAATGTCTACTGCGAAAAGATTGTCAACAGCCTGGCGGAGAAGTTTCGGACTTTTTCCGGAAATGTACAAACGACGGTGGAGTTACGGCACTCGCAGGATCGTCTGGATGGGCTACAAGACGCACTGGACAATTACGTGGATGCAATTCTGCAAGTACTGCATGCAAACCGCGGCGATTGGGGCAACGGCATGTTTTACTGTGGCGAATACCAAGCGGTTTTCGGGGCCGTGAAGCACGGCGGCAAGAACTTTCAACAGGTGGCAAAGATCACGTTCGAGATTGGAGTAAGCAGAAGCTAATATGGCCTCCTATATTTCGTCCAACGCAAACCGGTTCTACACGGCGCTGGAAGGCGCGTACGGACAGGTTCCGGCGATTACGGCAGCGAACCGGATTCCGGCGTTGAAGCTGACGGTCCGACAGCAGCTTGAGGTGACAGACCGCAAAGACAAGACGGGCAGCCGAACGTTTACGGGTGTGCCGGCTGGGGGCAGGCGACAGACCAGCTTTGAAGTGCGGACCCTGCTGACGAACTGGCAGCAGGGGACAAGTAATCCGAGTTACGGCCCGTTGTTCCAGGCAGCGATGGGCGGTACGCCGGCCTCCTTCGCGGGCGGAACGGCCGCAAGCGCAACCGGGAACGGCCGGCTGGCATTCGCCGCCCCGCATGGGCTCTCGGCCGGCCAGGCAGTGAGCAGCGGGGGCGAGATCCGATTCGTGGCGACAATCGTCGACGCAGAGACGGTTCAACTAAATGTTCCGTTCACGGCGCCGCCGGCGCCGGGCGCAACGGTGGGAGCGGCAGTTACATACGCGCCCGCGACCGAGTTACCAAGCGTAGGGATCTTCGATTACTGGGACCCTTCGACGGCGGTCCAGCGATTGCTGTGTGGAGGCGCGGTCGACCAGATGGAGATCGATCTGAACGGCGACTACCACGAATTCCGGTTCAGCGGCCAGGCGCAGGACGTGGTGGACAGCGTCACCTTTGCCAGCAACCCGGGCGCGGCGCTACAGACTTTTCCCGCCGAGCCGACTGTGGGCGCCTTCGACTATACGATCATCCCAGGGAATCTTGGGGAGGCATGGCTTGGAACGGCGCCGACACAATTCTTCACCATTACGTCGGCATCGGTGGTGATGAAAAACGGGTTGGATACCAGGTTCAAAGAATTCGGATCGAGCCTTCCACAAGCGATATCGCCCGGGGAGCGGACTGTGACTGCGGCGTTCGAGCTTTACAGCCAGAACGATCCGAACACGCAAGGGCTATATCAGGCGGCGCGGCAGCAAGCGCCGATCAGCGTGATGTTCCAGTTGGGCGAGGCGCAGGGGCAGCTAGTCGGCGTGTATTTACCGAACGTGATTCCGGTGGTCCCGGAATTCGACGACAGCAAGAATCGCCTGCAATGGAAATTCCGATCGTCGAGGGCGCAGGGAACGGTGAACAACGAAATCGCGGTGGCGTTTGCGTAGGGAGGGAGAGCTGCCATGATCTATGAAAGTGTGGCCACCGTCGAGTCGCGGGTAGCGAGCGGCGTGAAGTTCACGGTGGCGAAGATGTCATTCGGAAGGCGGGCGGAACTGATGCGCCAAGTGCGCGATCTAGCCCGAAGGACGGAGTTTCTGGAGGCAGGCGAGGTTGCAGGGCAGAAGATGGATGCGGCGCTGCTACGAGTGGAGGTAGAGCGGCTTTACGTAAAGTGGGGTTTGCTCGGGATCTCGGGACTGGAAGTGGACGGCGTAACAGCCACACCGGAGTCGCTCGCAGATATTGGACCGGAGGAGCTGTTTCGAGAGGCGGCGGCATTGGTGCGGTCGCAGACAGGGCTGAGCACGGAAGAACGAAAAAACTGATTGTCGCCTTCCACTTTGGACACTCGAACCAGGCCGGTTGGAAGTGCGACGTTTGCCGGAGATCCGGCCTGGAGCAAAAGCGGCGGTGTGGATGGCTTCCAGCAGATGAGCTCGGGCCGACGCGAATGGTATGGGCGCGAAGGAATGTCACGCTGGACACGTGCCCAAAACCGTATATCACGGCGGAAAGCCTATCGCTGTTGGAGGAGTTTTTCCTCCGGCGGCGATTTCGAGCTTTCTCGGTTGAAGAATTGAGCGCCCGCCAGGTAGAGGCGTTCTTAATTTTGGAAAAAGAACTCGCCGCGGAAGTCGAAATGGGAACGCGCGGCGAGCGGAGTTAAAATGGCAACCTTTCCACAACTCAAGACCGGCGCGGTGGCACAGTATCCCGCTACTAAATCGATTCGCTTTCAGAATCAAACGGTGCGATTTCTCGACGGCAGCGAGCAACGCTATCGCGATTCGGTGGGCGCGCTGCATCAATGGATAATCCAGCTCAGCGAGTTAGACGAAAGTGAGATGGCGGCATTTGAGCAGTTCTTCGAAGATAACCAGGGCCGGCTCGGGAGCTTTGCATTCACGGACCCGTGGGATGGAATGCAGTACCCGAATTGCAGCTTGGCCAGCGACGCTTTGCCCTTAGGTTCGATGGCAGAAATGCAGGGACAGACATCGCTGACGGTGATAGAAAACCGGAACCTCTAATGCTCATTTACCCCCAACTTCCGACCGGCGCCCTGGCTCAGTTTCCTGCCCAGAAACGGCGCCAGATGCGGACCTTGGTCAATACGGCCAAGGACGGTACGACTGTAAAGCTCGCTGACCCAGGGGCGGCAACCGTGGAGTGGCAACTGAAGTACGCCGCACTGAGCGATTCGGAACTGACCACCCTGCTCCAGTTCTTCGCGGCCGCCGAGGGCACGCTGAACAATTTCACATTCGTCGATCCAACGGCGAACCTGTTGGCGTGGAGCAACGACTGGAGCAATGCAGTTTGGGATGCGTCGTCGTTTCTTTCGCTCGCCGGAGCCAATGCCGACCCAACGGGCGGAAACAACGCATGGCAAGTGACCAACTCCGGAGCGGCGCCACAGGAGTTGTCGCAAACTCTGACGGCGCCGGGCGGATATGTATATTGCCTGAGCGTGTACGCAAAGGCGTCGACGCCTGGAACGCTCACGTTGTTACTCGGAAGCAATCGCTACGATCGGAACCTCAGTACCGATTGGCAGCGGTTTGCCTGCACCGGAATTGGGGACTCGACAGCCTCATCCATGACGTTCGGAATCAAGTTTGGGCCAGGCGCTGCCGTCGATATATATGGCCTGCAACTGGAACCGCAGGATAGCCCATCACTATACAAGGTGAGCACGACGGGCGGGTGCTACGAAAATGCCCGTTTGCGCGACGACGCGCTCACCTTTACGAGCACGGATGTAAATCGACATTCGGCGACGGTCAATATTCTTTATGCAAACAATCTCTGATCTGAAGGAGCAGACCGTCACCGACACGCCGTTAATCGTCTTCAACTGCGTTCTTTCCAACGGGCAAACGGAATACTGGTGCACACACACGGTGACAGCGGGAGGAAACACGTACACCGCCCGAGTGATCCAGCATAGTGCTTTCGATATTCAAACGGCGTCGGATCAAGGGATCGATGGAAGCCCGCAGATCTCGATTCTCCTGGCCAATGCCGATTCTTACTTCTCGGAAATCGAACGGTCCGTTGGATGGAAGGGCGCGCGCATCACAGTTGGGGTGCTCTTCTACGACCTGCCGGACAATGCAGCCCTCACAGAGATCACGGTGGTCTTTCAGGGAATATGCAATCCGCCTGACCGGAGCGACGAATCAACATTTCGGTTAACTGCGCTGAATCGCATGAGCCTGCAGAGGGTGTTCCTACCCGAGGTGCAGATTGAACGGCGGTGCCCCTGGCAGTTTCCGGCGACACCGGCACAGCAAACGGAGGCCGTGGACGGGGGGATCAATGGCAAGTACTCCTTGTATTACCGCTGCGGCTACTCGGCAGGCCTTCCAGGTGGAATGGGGAATCTAAACGGCGCCGCTCCTTACACAGATTGCGGTTATGCACGCACGGACTGCCAAGCAAGGGGCATGTTCACGCGATTCGGAGGACTGGAATTCATTCCACCGGCAATCAGCGTCCGGAGCTACGGAAAGGCGTGGTCGACGTCGGCGGTTTCGATTAATCAGGCTCTCTATAACGACTATGTCCCGATGATTTACGGAACGGTTTGGCAGCAGCCGATCGTGACGTTCGCGCGGAACGACGGAAACCTGACGCGGATGGAGGTGCTCCTAGGAATCGGCCAGATTCAGGGCGTGCTGACGGTTCTGGTCAATGACGTGGAGATACCGATCGCTGTGAGCGGCACCAATATGACGGGCACCGGTTGGTACAACATAGAGACACTGGGGACGCGAGATGGCGCCTTAGATCCTAATTTCACGGACTCCACCGGGGCGCCAGCCGGCGATCCATACGGGAGCATGGCGTATCTTTCGGTGGTGGTTCCGAACCAGCTCAACAACGGAACTTCCCTTCCCAGTGTGGAGGTGTTGGTACAAGGGCTGTTGGTGCCGGTCTATGCAGCGGACGGAACCTACATAAGCGATCAGTTCTCGAACAATCCCGCCTGGATTCTTCTGGATGTGCTGCGAAGAAGCGGGTGGACGGCGGCAGAGATCGACCTTACCAGCTTCGCGGCCGCGGCAGCATACTGCGATCAGGAGATCGCGGCAACCGATATCAACGGTAACCCGATCACACTACCTCGTTTTCAATGTAATCTCCTTTTGCAGAACAGGCGAAGCGCTGGAGATGCGGTGCGAGGAATTCGCAATTGCTCGCGGATGTACCTGACCTACGGACCGGGTGGCGTCCTCCAAGCGAACATCGAGAATTCGATCGCACTGGAGAGTCCCTCTCACCCGGTATGGTCGAACAGTACCGAGACTCTGAATGGCGGATGGCCAAGTTATGAATTCGGCGACGGCAGCAGCGGATTCTCAGGAATTATGCGGAAGGCAACTGGGGGATCCAGCGTGGTGGTGACATCGCGCAGTATCGCCGACACACCGAACTGCATGTCGGTAGAGTTTCAGGATGCGTTAAATGGATATCAGCAAGACAGCTATGAGATGGTTGACCCGGACGATATCGCGTTAACGGGGCAAACCACCTCGGCAACGTTAATGGCGCTGGGCCTTCCCCAGTTCGATCAAGCATCGCGGATTCTCAAATTCAACCTCGATAAGTCGATCCTCGGAAACACGTATGTCGCGTTTCAGACGAGCATCAGAAGCTTCGGGGTTTCGCCTGGCGATTTGATCACGGTCACGTACCTCAAGGAGGGCTTTCTACGCCAGCCCTTTCGAGTGTTAAAGATATCGCCGGCAACCAACTATCGAACCGCGACGATCACGGCGCAACTGCACGACGATGCGTGGTACGCGGACACTAACGGTCAAGCGACGTCCGCTTCGGGGCAGGCTACACAGAACAATTCGGGCGTGGGACTACCCAATCCGTTACTGGGCAGCGTGGTGGACAGCAACGGAAATGTCCAATTCGGCATCGTCGAGGCAGCCGCGACCAACACCGATGGTACGGTGGAGGCCAGCGTCATCGTGAGCTTCCTTGCACCAGCCACGGTGGTGAGCACCGGACCGGGCATCCCCTTGGTAAGCTTGTCGGCGACAATCGGCTCCGGTGGGTCTCTTACGGGCGATCAAGTGCTTTATTACGCTGTGTCGGCGGTGGACGCCGCGGGGGATGAGAGCGCTTTGTCGTTCGTGGTCACTGCGATCATCAGTGCAAATGGTAGCAGCGTGACACTCACAGGCTTGAGCTTCACAGCAGGTACGGCAGGTTTCAACGTATACCGCGGAAGTTCGCCAGCGAACCTGCTGCGAGTTACCTCCGGGCAAACGATCGCTGCGACTTTCACCGATGGGGGATTGACAGATCAACTAATCCCGCCGCCCGACCCAGATTTCGATCACGCGAATTTCTACTGGCGATCGGAGTTGCAGCCGGAGGTCGCCGTAACGACTCATTTCCCGACAATGGCCGGGAACGCAACGTTGCAGATGGCGGCAAACGCCTACGTGGGCATGACAGTGCGGATCACACGTGGCGCCGGTGGAGGCCAGGAACGCAGTGTAATAAGCAACGACGCTACGACGATAACGGTTTCGAAGTGGGATGTGGAACCGGACGCGACGAGTTTCTTTACGGTGGCGGAGGCAGCATGGCACTTCGCCGCGGTCGCGGAGAGCAGCCCGATCCAATTCACGATTCCGAATCGGACAGGCGAGGTGGTGGAGGTTACGGGCCGCTCGGCAAACGTCAATAATCTCGAGTGTTCGAAGCAGCTCTCGATTGTGACACGGTGGACGATTGGCGGGTCGGGGAGCGCGGACACCCAGGTGCCGCCACAGCCGTTCTTCGGCCTGGGGCAGGACCTGCAAGGGGGGGCGGTCATACTAAGCGGCGTGTCGTTCATCGATTTGACAAACACCTGCGGCATCTCGTCGGGAACGCTGACTCTTTACTACTGGAATGAGCTACTGGGGACACCGTCTACAGTACTCGCTAGCGATCTTGGGGCAGCTGATGGAGTGCTGACACTAGACGCCGGAGGCTCCGCGCAGGCCGGGACTAAGCTGCAGATCGATGGCGAGATCCTTAGTGTGACGGCTGTCGATAGTAACGGAACCCAGTATAGTGTCACCCGGGCGGTAGACGGAAGTATTGCGGCAGCGCATACGGTTAGTACGGCAGTCTACCAGCTAACCAGCCAGACAACTATCGTGCCGTTTCCGCCGGGCTTCTTCGGCAGTGCTTATAGCGGAAGCTGGAATTACTCCATCTCGTTACCAGATGTTCGCGTAGGAAGCGCGGAATTGTTCGTCACGAACAAGTTAGGAAATAGCCCGACGACCGGCATATGCATGACTCACAACCAAGATAGTGGTTTGCGGACTCTCTCCGGGGGACAGTATTCAATCCAGGTGGATGGGTTCCTGGCTGTTGACCAATGCGTGGCGCCGGCCATTGTTGTCGAAACAGCACGTTCGGTGCGAGACGTATTCGCGATCCTGGGAACCGCGGCCGACGCCGACGTGCAGGTGCAAATCAACGTTAACGGCGCTAGGTACTGTGCGGTTACATTTCCACCCGGAGCGATCGCTTCAAACAGCATCCTCGGGAGCACGTTACCACCGCTTCAAGCCATGTCGCAGGTAACAGTCGCGGTGCTGTCAGTAGGGCAGGCCACCCCTGGAGCCGACCTCACTGTAGTCATTCGACTCTGATGGCAGAACAACTCACCAAGCTGAGACCAGATCGGGATCTGCAGTCCTATTTTAAAAAGCCGTCGGCGATAGCGGCACTTAGCCAGACGAGCCCAAACGGATTCACAGTCTCGGGCTGTTGGAGAGATCCATTCGATTGGGTGGTGCTGGAATGGAATCGCGACAACGTATTCGAGCACCCACTTCTTCGCAACTTACCCGATGGTAATTTGACTGGAGTTCGGCTCAGCTATCAGGAGGTTCGCAACAACTGCATTTCGATAGACTCCACCCTCTATCCGACCGTGGACTCGCCATATCTGCGAATTTGGTCGGAGAGCGATGGCGTAGAAACGCTTTACGATGTGCCGCTGGACGCCTCGGGTTTGGGTTACGCGACTCCAATCGGCCAGTTCACTTCCGCCAGCGCGGTATTCCAACTGGGCGGACTGCCCTCCCAA